AAGAACGGACTTGAGAGAACACATCCATGAAGTTCACCTTCGCTGAATAGGCAAGTGCGAGTGCAAGTTCGATGAGTCGAAGTTTATCTTCGAGTCCTGTCACCAACAAAGTATCTTTGACATTGTATTCCATAAACTTCTGAAAGTCTTTGCGATAGAAGTCAGCGATGCTGCCATACTCTTCATATGAAATCTTCTGTTCACCGAGTTCAACAAACGCAATATGATCCAACTTGTAAGACGCTTGGTTCACATAGGTGAACTTTTTGTAAAGATCAAGGTAATCAAAGTTAGCAACACCTGTGATATCATACATTGTTCTTGTCCGTCCCTGAATGGTGATGGGACGCTCGTTCACTTGCTTCCACGGAGACAAACGATTCGCTTGTTTTGTGCCAAGTAAGTGTCGCATCCGGCAATAAAGATAAGGAATATCAAAAAAGGTAATGTTCCAACCTGTCATAATGTCAGGATCTTTTTGCTCCCAATAGTCAAGGAAGTCGAGAAGCAGTTGTGCTTCGTCATCATACTTGGTGCATGTGTGTTCGGGAATAGAATACTCACCCAAACCAAACACACGAATCTCATCACCGACTTGAACAGTGATTGCGATGATCGCTTCTTCGGGATTGTCTGGGTTCGGGAACCCGTTGTCACAAGTCGTTTCGATATCGAAGTTGGCAATCACGATCTTACTCGGATCATAGTCAACGTCCGCACCGAAGTGTTGTTCACCAATAAACTGATATGCGAAGTCCATGTTCCCATAGACGTTGAAACCAGAAACGTCATCATACTTGTTGACAAACGCTCTGGCCTCATACATGTCACCCGGCTTCACTGGCTCAACATGCTCACCGTCTAGGGTTTGATACTGTGTTTTCTTTTGACTTGTAACGAACAGCGTGGGATAGAACTCAATCTTCTTCTTGACACGCTTTCCGTTTTCAATGCCACGATAAAGAACATTTCTACCCTTCACCGTAACACAAGTATAAAAGTCACTCATTCGATTCCTTCTCACCGACGTATGCGGACAACAAAACCATGTAATTAATAATATCAATACATGAGTCATGGAACGACTCATTTTCAAGGTTCATTTTACCAGATTCGATGAAAGAACTCAAGCGAGAAATCTTGTCAATCACACGAACAACCATACCTTGTTCGGTGCTACAGATACCCATGGCTTCCACTCTGGTAAAGTTTGCAAATGGCTCCAGTCCATCGTTTCCGGCATAATCTCTATTTTTCAGTTTCATCAAGTCTCGTGCCTCACCACAAAGTTTTTCATGTGAGGCAAGCAATTCATCTCGTGTCATATTTTAATCCTTTATCTCGTTACATCATATGGAACATCAGCGTATGAATCAGTATATTCATGCTCAATCATTTCGTTAAGCAAAGTTTCAAACGTGTAATCAGGAGTCCAGCCAAGTTGCGTTCTGAGTTTAGTTGAATCACCTTTTAGATCAGTCAGTTCCTCTGGTCTAAAATATTTGGGATCGACTTTCACATGCTCACTAAAGTCTAAGTCCAATTGATTAAAAACATATTGAACACAATCACGGACAGAATGTGATACTCCCGTCGAACACACAAAATCGTCAGGCGTTTCTTGTTGCAACATCATCCACATCGCTTTTACATAATCTTTCGCATGTCCCCAGTCTCTAGTTGCATTCAGGTTTCCAAGACTAAGATATTTTTGTCTTCCCTCTTTAATAGCAACTGCACCCTTGACAATTTTACTCGTCACAAAATTGGAACCCCGTCTTGGTGATTCGTGGTTGAACAAAATACCGTTTGAGATAAACATGTTGTATGAATTGCGATAGTTTCTTGCGATGTTATATGCAAAAACTTTTGCACAACCATACGGACTCACGGGTGTCATCGGTGTGGTTTCTCTTTGGAAGCCATCATCGTCGATAGAGTTTCCGAACATTTCGGATGAGGATGCTTGGTAAACTTTTGCCTCTGGACAGATCAAACGACATGCCTCAAAAACATTGAGAACACCAAGACCTGTGGTAGCAGCGGTATAGATCGGCATATCGAAACTGATTCGCACATGCGATTGTGCCGCTAGGTTGTAGATTTCATCTGGGTTTACATTTTGCAAGACTGAGATGAGAGAGGACAGATCATTCAGATCACCATAGTGCAAGTGCAGTCTATCAAAGACATTATCGAGTCTTGCGGTTTGGTTTTCTGCCACCGAGTTTCTTTTCAGAATGCCGTGGACTTCGTATCCTTTTTGCAGAAGAAACTCCGCAAGGTAAGAACCATCTTGTCCGTTGATACCTGTAATCAGAGCCGTCTTTTGCAACCCTCTTTCTCTTCTCCAGAGTTCTCCTCCAACTTTTCCATCAATAATTTTACTCATTTTCTTGCCCTTTCATAATTTTCAACGAACCAGTCGATGCTTTCCTCAAGACCTTTCTCGATTGGGGTGAATCTAAAATCACCGATCAACTTTTTCATTTTACTATTGTCTGATGGTTTTCGCAACTGCCCATCTAATTTTTGATTGTAAAAAATCGTTCCGTTAAATCCCATCCTGTATGCGATCTCTTGTGCGATCACTGCGATTGACACTTCCTCATCAGGAGAGAGAATCAGTGGCTCGGAATCATCATAGTTTTCCAAAGTCCATGCTGCAAGTTTCCCTACATCTTTTGCGTAAATAAATTCACGATAGGCACGACCAGTTCCCCACACCTCAAATGGTGTATCGTTTTGTTTTGCAAGGTAGCACTTATGAATCAGTGACGGAATCACATGTCCAGATTCTAAGTTGAAGTTATCGTGCTTGCCATAAATGTTGCAAGGAATGATCGTGACAAAGTTGCAGCCGTATTGATCTCGATATGCACGACTCTGAACCTCCACCATCCGTTTTGAGTATGCGTAGGCATAATTTGATTTGTGTGGTTCACCTTCGTGAATCTGATCCGTGGTCAACGGGTAAGTAGCCTTGTCGGGAAAGACACAAGTTGACAAGAATGAAACTACTTTTTTCACTCCTGTTTTTCTTGCTGCCTCCAAGACATTCATGTTCATCATCGTGTTCTCGTAAAAGAACTCACCGAGATGTTCTGAGTTTGCCTTGATACCACCTACCTTTGCGGCACAATGGATGATCGAATCGATGTTGTTCTCCGTGATGTAATCACAGATGTCCTCTCCGCAAAGAAGATTCAACTCTTTGCTTGAGGGTTTGTAATCAGACTCAATATGTGATCCGACAAGACCACTTCCACCCGTGACCAAAACTTTTTTAAACACGTTAAGTTCCCGTGCTACCAAAGCCACCATCCCGGTCGGTCTTTTGCTCTGGTCTTTCTTGGGTTTCATAAACATCAGTAACAATTTCACGCACAAGTTCAAGTTGTGCGATGCGGTCGCCGGGATAAATGTAAAACATTTTGTTTGTGTTATTCACCATCGGCACAAAGACTTCTTCAACATAATCCGAATCAATGATTCCCTGTGACACAGAAAGACCAATGCCTTTCTTTGCTGCCATTCCAGATCGAGTGTGAATTCGTGCGGAGAAGCCACGGGGAATATCCATAACCAATCCAGTAGGAATGAGAACTCGTTCCCTTGGATCCATCACAATCGGTGCTTCACTACAAGAATACAGATCATAGCACGCAGCGTCCTCCGAACCCTTTGTGGGAAGTTTTGCATTTTCTTTTAGTTTGTAACAGCCAAGTTTGGCAGAATACAAAGTATCATACTCTTTTTCCATAATATCTCCTTAACGAAAAACCCTCGGAGGCAAAACCTCCGAGGGCAAAAAGAAAAGAAATTGAATCACGCAATATCAATAGTCTTAGGTTTCTTTTCTTCTGGAAGTTCCTGATTAAGTTTAATCAAAAGAATACCGTCTGTCAATGATGCTTCTGTGACTTCCCAATATTCTGCTAAGGGAACAGAGTGCTTGAATTGACGGAACGACAATCCACGATGTTCATAGATCGTTTCATCGGAACCATCCCAGCGATCACGATCTGGATCACCCTTGATGGTAAGTGCTTTCACACCATGCTTGGTGGGAACGATTTGAATGTCGATGTGTTCCTTCTTGTATCCGGCAAGAGCATACTCAATCGTTGCTTCGTCGGCGCTGTGTCGAATGACATTGAAGGGGGGATAATTGTCTCGACGAAAAGTTGTGGTTTGCTCGTCGATGAAATCCATGAGCGTTTCGATACCAAAGTTATAACCGTTGTAAACCATAATTTGTCTCCTTAAAAAGCGAGTAAAAAACGAGGACCTCACATGAGCATCCTCGTTTCTATTTATACAAGATTTTTAAGAAATGTCAATTTCTTCTTCTGCGTCCACCAGTTAAAATACTGAGTCCACCGAGAGCGAGTGCGCCGGGTGCGGGGACAGGGATTGTTTCCAAGTCAGGCATAAATGTTTCAAACACAGTCGCAGTTCCGTCACCTTGCAAAACGCCGGGAGCGGTTGTATAATTTTCTGCCCAAGACACGATCCAAACCGTTGCTGTTTCACCGGGCGCCAGGGAGTCTGTTTTCATATCGTCCGAGAAGCCCCAGTCCCATGAGAACAGACCTGTCTCGTAAGCAAAATCCACATAGTCCGGGGCATTGTAAAAATATTCCATTTGTCTTTCAATCGGCTCATCGGTAAAATATCCCGGCATCACCAGAGCAGAAATGTCAGAGGTGCTTTCTCCAACATAGATGTCAAGGTCTTCGATCGGAAGAGTTGATTCCCAATCGTTTTCAATCGTGACTGTCACTAACAATGCACCGTCTGGAAGTCCAATGACTTCTTGCTGCTCCGGCTCCGTATAGACTGCGGAGGACACGGTAGCAGAAAAGAAGCCATCTTCGTCCTGTGACCAAATATCATAGGACATATATGCAGTTGGATCACCAGCAATGTCACCAAGTGCAGCGGTGGTGATAAGTAAAGTAAATGGTCTAAACATGTCGAATCCTTATATTATGGTGGTTTTGCGTCTACTTATTTATAAGTTTCGACTGTTCAGATCACATTAACTGTTTGTATTTCCCCAATTGGAGAGGATAGCCAAGATAGCCTCAAACACATTATCATACTTATCAGCATCGTTCAACACGATCAGCAGATCACCAAAGTCTACAACACCGTTGTAGTTCAGATCCTCCCAGATCGTGAATTCATCCCAGTCACCGACGTATCCGCAACTGTCGAAGTATCCCCAGTGCGGGAAGCCATCGTCCAGATTGAAGTTCACTCCACCCTTGAATTTGACATTACCCTTCGTGGTCACTTGCAGGA